ATTTTAATTCAAAATTGCTCGAGGTCAAGAGTCTAGAGGACTATGCCCGGATGTACATCGGTGATGTCCCTGTGGGAAAAATGCATACTGAGAATTTTGATATTGTCGTGGGACACTCGACCAGTGGTGGTTTCCAGCAGTGCTCATGGGTCAACGGTATTGCGACGACCAAGGGTGGATCCCATGTGGACAAGGTGGTCAAGACTCTGGTGGAGGAGATCCTCAAGGACAAGAGGTGCACGACCCTCAAGCCGGCCCAGATCAAGGCTTCCCTCTTTGTCTTTGTGCGGGCAGTCGTTGTCAACCCGATTTTTTCCAGTCAGACCAAGGCTGAGTGCACTTCCAAGATTACAGAGGTGATTGATTTAAAACCAAAATTCATCAAGGATACCCTGGCGACGGGGATAATGGACGACCTCCTGGCCCTGGGACTCGCCAAGATTGACAAGGATCTCAAGAAGACTGACGGGTCCAAGAAAAGTCGGATCACTGGGATTCCCAAACTGGATGATGCCAACTGGGCCGGGACCCACAAGTCCCATGAGTGTACCCTAATCATCACGGAGGGTGACTCTGCGAAGGCTCTCGCTATCGCTGGACTGAGTGTGATCGGACGCAACGCGTTCGGAGTTTTTCCACTGCGTGGCAAGCCCAGAAACGTGCGAGACGCTACGGTCAAACAAGTGACTGAGAATGAGGAGTTTAGCAACCTCAAGAAGATTCTTGGACTTCAGCATGGAAAGATCTATAACAGTGTGAGAGATTTGAGGTACGGCCGAATCATGATCATGACCGATGCGGACCTCGACGGGTCCCATATCAAGGGTCTTGTCCTCAATATGTTCCACGTGTACTGGCCAAAGCTGATCGATCTGGGATTTGTGGTCTCGATGGTCACACCAGTCATCAAGGCTGGGAAGACTTGGTATTTTACAGAGGAGGCGTATCGACAGTCTCTGGAAGAGACTTCGGCCGGAGGCCGCCTACAGGGCTCTGCGAGCCCTGGTGTCAAGTACTACAAGGGTCTGGGTACCAGTACCTCCGCCGAGGCCAAGGAGTACTTCAAGCAGATCGATCGGCTCACGGTCGCTTTCAATTCTGATCCAAAATTGAATGAATCCATGACTCTGGCATTTTCCAAGGCTCTTGCGGATGATCGAAAGGTCTGGCTCACGAACCACATGGCCAAGCCTCCGCCGGGCGTTCCATACGGTCAGGTCAAGACCCTCTCTGTGACGGACTTTGTCCACCGGGATCTGGCCAACTTTAGTGCCGAGGACATCAAGCGCTCGATCCCGCACGTGGCTGACGGCCTCAAACCCTCACAGCGCAAGGTGATCTACGCCTGTCTCAAGAAGAACCTCACGACCGATATGAAGGTCGCACAGCTCTCGGGCTATGTGGCAGAGCACACAGCCTACCATCACGGTGAGGCGTCCCTCCAGGGAACGATCGTGAATCTCGCACAGAATTTCGTCGGTGCGAACAACCTGAACCTCCTCGAGCCCTCTGGGCAGTTCGGGACCCGTCTGGCTGGCGGGAAGGATGCGGCCAGCTCCAGGTACATCTTCACACGACTGGCTCCACTGACCAAGAAGATCTTCGATCCGGCCGACAATTCTGTTCTAAAATATGTGGTTGACGATGGTGAGAAGGTCGAGCCGGAGTTCTACGGGCCGATCGTTCCCATGATTCTCGTGAACGGTGCGGAGGGTATCGGGACGGGCTTCAGTTGCTATGTTCCGCCGTACGACCCGGAGGTGATCAAGCACAACATCCTGTGTGCCCTTGACCAGGTGGCGATGGCTCCGATGAAGCCCTACTTCAAGGGATTTAAGGGCAAAATTACAAAGACCAAGGACCACACGTGGGTGATGGAGGGAGTGGTGGCCAAGGAGGGGAGCCAGCTATACGTCACTGAGCTCCCACCCGGGAAGTGGATCCAGGACTTCAAGGAGCATCTGGACGAGCTGGTCGACAAGGGAACGATCCAGAAGTTCGAGAACCACTCGACGGAGACGACACCCAACTTCAGGATCTGGGGAGCCGATGCGCTCGAGGACCCAGTGAAGGACTTGGGACTGACCAAGACGATCCACACTAGCAATATGTACCTGATCGGACCGAATGGAGCGGTCAAGAAGTATGCGAGCCCTGAGGAGATTCTGGTCGAGTACCTTGAGATCCGGATCGGACTTTACAAGAAACGCAAGTCGTGGCTCTTGGCCCAATTTGATTCTGAAATTAAGTGGCTCTCAGAAAAGGCGAGGTTCATCGGCTTTGTGATTAACAAGCGCATCCAGGTCCTCAACGTCCCGCTCGAGGAGATTCACAGCCAGCTCCGGTCTGAGAACTTCAGGGAGGATCTCTGGTCAAAGTTTCTAGACATCAAGACGTATCAGTACACGCGCGAGGAGGTTCTCAAGCTCAAGGACCTGTGCGAGCGTCGCGTGGTTGAAAGGGAGGCGCTGAAAAACACGAGTGTGTCTCAGATGTGGAAAAATAACCTGAGCGAGTTGTAGAGAGAATGGCCGAAAGGGCATTCCAGAACTTGATTAAACTCGAACAACAAGAGCAGGCTTCAGTCTTCAACCTATTTCAGAGAGCAACCAACATTCTCCGGCGGGTCAAAAATACAGTGGCGACCCCTGTAGACCAGGGGTCTTCAAGCGCGACTTCGATCGAAGAGTCTGGGACGCCCACGTCGATCGCCCTGACCCCCGTGGATATCAATGGGTTTTACAAGGTAACTGGATCGACCGAGGTGACCTTTTACGTGACGACCGAGTGGCCTAACCAGCCTATCGGCCTTGGCTGGACAGGCGATGGTTTTATTGGAATTCAGGGTCAAATTCAGATTACCGGCGCAATAAACGCCCCGGGTCCTGGCTATCTCTGGTCTTTCACCCTTCAGACAGATACTGACCAGAGTATAGAAGGAACTCAGCAATCAGTCGGGGCAATCCTTTATCCACCGGGCCTGATTCAGTATGCGAACAAGAGGACAAAAGTTCCCCTATTTGGATACTATAATGTAGTGGGTGGTAAGACGACATTTTACTTTACGACTTCTCCACCAAATAACCTGGCGAACGACTGGATCGTCACGGGTCTCCCGACTATCAGCACCCCGATGAAGGTGACGTCTTTCTCGCAGAATATTCGCAAAGAATTGCAAGACACGACAGTGAATACCACGGGCACGGGGGTCTATCAGACATTCGTGACTCTCGAGGCGATCGATGGATCCACTCCGACCAACACAACCGTTGACGTCTACGTCTCGGGCATCCCGGCCATGATCCAAGAGCCAGCCTTCACGAACATCTTCATCCCCGGAAAGTTTACGAGTTTCCGGGAGGCTCCCAGAGATTTGTCCCAACTGCCCCCAGTCACCATGCCTTCCTCAATTTCGATCGGAAATTACCCTGAGCAGAGGGACCTGAACTCGAACACCGCGTGGAATGCTGAGCCGACCCCGGAGTTCTTCCCTCCCGGTAAATATTCAGAGTCTAGGGGGAAGGGGTTCAGTTCGGGGTCTATTCTGTCCCTCGAGGCGATAGGGCCACAGGAAAAGTACCTGTTGACAGATGATCTGTCCAAGTCACAGTGGAACCCCGAATTCAAGAAATACTCAAACTTTGTCATGTACCAGAAAGTCTATCCGTTCCCACCACCCAGTCCGTATTACCAAGGGCAGACGGTCCAGATTGAGCTGCGGCCGACCGAACTGGGCCACTTACTCTCGAACATGTACCTAAGCGTGACGCTGCCAGCGAATACACCGAGTCAGAGCGTTTTTAATTATACGGACCACGTCGGCCGAGCCCTGATAAAGCAGATTGACCTGCTCGTTAACGAGACGATCGTGGAGACTCTTTATGATGACTGGTACATTCTCCGCGACCAGATGTTTCTGGATGCGGACGAACAGCTCGGGATCTATAGCGCCATCGGCGGTTCGAACCTCAACTCCCAGACCCAACAGACCATCACGATCCCGCTCGAATTCTTTTTCTGTCGGCGGCATTCTCACAACAACAAAGGGCGCGAGAGACTCCGCCGCCCTTACTTTCCGGCGTGTGCGATGTGGAACCAGCGATTGTACGTTCGCTTCACGTTCAATCCAAACACGTGGTGGTGCAACGCCCCCACGGGCTACAATGTCGACCTCTTCCCACCCGGAACGACCCTCTGGCCCAACCTTATAACGGAAGAGATCCTTCTGGAAAATGCCGAAAAGCTGTACTACATGAATACTCCTCTCAAGTATATCGTGAATCGTGTCCAAAAGGAGTCCCCACAGTTCTTTAATAGCCAGACGATCCAGCTCAACTTCACGGCCAACTACCCTGTACAGACGCTCGCGTGGTTCTTCCGAAACAAGGCATACGAAACAATCACCAATGGAAATTATTACAACTCGAGATACTCATATGGCTACACAACGCAGTATATCAATACGGGCATCACACTCAACTTTCCATCTGGGCAGTCCAACTACGTCGACGTGATCGATACCGCAAAGATTACTTTGAATAACGTTGATATTTTGAGTACTTTCAGAGGATCCTTGTACTACTCATTCAAACAGCCCATTGAGCACTCGTTGTCAATTCCATCCAAAAACATATACACGTACTCTTTCGGGCTCACTCCGAAAGAGTACAATCAGGGGGGTTATTTGAATTTTGCAAAACTGAATTCGCAGACGACCTATCTCCAGCTCACCTTCCTTCCTCAATATACATCACAAATTATACAGGGATACAACTTGTATCTGTATTACTATGGGTACACGATGCTTCAGTTTCAGGGTGGGTTTGCTTCCCTTCCATTCCTTTGAGAGAATCGAGGATGCCATTGGTTATCACCCACCGCAAGAAATTCAGCTGTGCGTGCGTCGTCGAGAGCCCTTGGAACTCGATGCGCTCCGTGCGACAAAACGGATCGAAAAGCTTTTTACTGTACCCGTCCAGACTCGACTTGTAGGCGACGTGTACCGTAAACATCTTCCCGTTCGGGGCCGTGTATGACACGTGGTTATTCTTAGAGTAATTCGTCACG